GGTATATCTGTCCCTTTAATGAATTAATCATCGAACCGAATGCTTCATCGTTTAATTGTTTTATTTGAAAATTCTTTTCTTCCACATGTTTTGTTGGTGGGATAATTGGTATAATTGTAGATGGTAACTCATCTTCTTCTATCTTCGGTAAATCTATAATGGATTCTGGGACAACTTCTTTTTGTTTATCTCCAAATAATTGCTGTTTTGTCAGTAGGGCTTTTTGACGCATTATGGGATTTTCTTTAGGGTTTTTTATAATACGATCTAGATGTTCCGGTGTAACATCTTCTTCTATACGAAATGATGATAGTGTTTCCGGACTTATGATGTTATTAACTGCTTTTGGTAATCCACTAGATGACAATTTTTCCTTTTCCATTTTTTCTCTCCTTTAACCTATACTATTTATGAGACAATGGGTTATAATAAAAAAAAATAACCTCTTATGAGAGGTTATTTTTCTATTTTTAGTTTGATTTTATTAGGATTTATCCATTCCCGGCGCTTCCGAATGTAACGCCTTTATCGGTGGTATAAAAGCTATATGTAATAGTAGCATCGAAAGTTAATTGTGCATTAAGATTATCATGAGACATTGGTAATGCTGCTAAAGCAGAGATCCAACACATTTCTAGTCTATAAGTGACCGCTTTACCATATCTTGGGTTTAACCCATAAAGATATACTTCTCTCATATATTCTTTAGGAGTAAACCACTCCGGACCACCTTTATCAGTATAATTAAAGGTTGCTTTCATATAATTATGCCACAATTGTCTAGATTTATAATCACCATCAACTAGGATCGTGCAAGTTAGGGGTTCATATGTTGGTGTTCCGGCAACCTTGTATGTCATACCAAAATAATTAACAGCGACCTCTTGAACAGATAGCCCCGGTAAATTCGCTGTTCTCAATGTAGCAGTCATTAATGGAGAACGAATTGGTTCCGAAGAACCACTTGGTGCCGCAGCCGCAGAACTACTTGGTGGTGCTGATACAATCATTTCAAACATGTAAGGTCTAGCTATATCGTTAACTTGACCACGGAGACCTGTTAGAGATAGTATGTTGTTTGCATCGGTTTTTACATCGGCCATATTTATATCCTTTTAAATTTATATTTAAACGTTTCTGGTTGATAATTCTTGTAGATTAATTCCTGATCTTGTGATATAGTAACGTAACCATATAAGTTCGATAGAAATTTCTGGCTTAACATAAATGTCTATATACATTTCACTATTATTACGAACCTGTTCTGGATTATTTGTTTCATTACAAACAACTAAGAATTCCTGTATACCGTTATTACGTTCAATATTAGCACAGAATGAAGTCATAATATTTGTTGCATTCAATCTAGTGGTGGCATCGTTATATTGGAACAAGAACTGCTGAGCAACTCTTCGTGTATTTCTCTTCATGTAATTAATCAATCTTCTTACGTTGATACGATTCAGATAAGATGTTTTATCAAGAAGAGTTTTTTGTCCGAAAACTGTTACCGCATTATTAACGATGCATACTGGATTTACTCTATTTGCATATAGAATATCTCTTGAAGTAGATCTCATTTTTTCTCTAATATCTACGACATCATTTAGAACTGCTCTCTCTGTACCGGCTGGTGGAATCCAAGGGAAATTATTTCTATCGTTACGAACAATCATACCAGTAATAATACCAGATCCCGACACCCAACGATAAATACCGTTATACTTGTCATAAATCTTAAATCTATTATGATAGATGCCAGCATAGCTTGTATTGAGAAGTAAAATTTCATTAGTCCAATTAGCTATATCAAGAGGATCAGAGTAAGCTTCTGGTACATCAAGAATAGCGAAAGCTTCTCCATTAAGATCTTCAGCAAGTTGTGCCAATTCTTTTTTCGCTCCGACTGGCTTATCACCGTCAATAATTAGATCAATATCAATTTCTACATCACGATACAGATCACAAGCATGAACTAATTCTGGAATAAGTGTGGTTTCAGCACCATTGTTGCGATTAGGATCGGTTACGGTTTCATCAAATGTCTCCAGATCACCTATATAACCACCATAAAGGGAAATTGGGGTGGTTGTTGAGAATTCTTTTCCTATAGCGGTTGTTGCGAGTTTTGCGCGAATGATGTTTGAATCAGAATTAATAACATCTTCAACGAAAAGTGGAAGACCATTCCCATTGGTAGAATTCTTAACTGTTGATACTCTGAAATATTCTACTGTCGAGTACGATGATGTCTCTCTATCCTTTGCCAAGACAAAAATACCAAATTCGCTACTACTTGTTGGTAGATCACCCGGAAGATTTGCAATGAATCCGTACTTGCTAACAAATTCACTATACTTCACTTTAGAAAGGAAGTGACGAATATTGCTATCACCAAAGGTTGCATCAGCAACGGGAATTGGAGAATTTGATCTCATAAATGCTCTAGGAATACTTAGAGAGTATGAATACTTCTTAAGCTGTTCTGAATCCTTATATCCAAGAATAAAGACATAGTAATCATTGTATGCCTCACCGGGACCAAGAGCAGATATAATAAGATCATTAGCCTTTGAATCATTGTTAATAGTTACACTATAAGTCCAAGTAGCGGTATCGTCTGGATCATAATCTGTTTTAGTTCCAGAAATAGTATTCTGATATTTTATACCACCGTAAAGAGTTTCTTCTGTCCAAACAATTCTCTCCCAAACAACTTCACCATCTGTTGTTGTAGTTCCAACTGTTGTTGACCAACTTAAAGTATCTCCACCCGAAACAATCTCATTATCAATAGCTTGAGCTAGTTCATCACTATCATTAAAAGAAGAGCTTGCTAAACCAGCGGTAATACAACGATATACATAACCATTTGGTCTCAATGTACCAGTGAGTTTTCTCCAATTTCCATAAGCTGTTTCTGAATCATTCAAATAATCACTATCATAAATGATAATATCACCAGCAACCCAAGTGTTATCAACACCGAAAGTTGTTGTTCCACCAACACTTACAACATAGTAATCACCATCGGATGGAGAAACTGATGGTGCTGTATCTGTACTAGCATCCCATGTTCCTTGGTTGGTAGTTGTTTGTCCATTGAACGTTTCAACGGATGACCCTGAAGATGTATCATACCAACCATCATGTACTAAATCACCTACATCATAAAGAGTATCACGAACTCTTGGATATGCGCGATTCTTGCTATGTCTGGTAACGAATGTTTCAACACCGTTATAAACCTTACCATAGTATGATTCAACATCATCTTGAGTAATAATTGTAGATTCGGAGCTTGCTTCGGAGTATACAGAAGGATCATTAGAGTAAAGGATTGGATCTAAATCAGCCACTGTTGGGAAGGCATCAGACGCATTAATACGATAACCAATTGCAGCTACTTTTGCTGTGGGACGATCAACAATTCTTGTGAAAATGAGATTAGAACCTCTAGCAAAATAACCACTTGCTGCAAAGAAAGTCTTAGCAGTCTCATCAGTTGGAGTTCCATATGTATCGGCAAATTCCTTTTCGTTAGTCACAATATTAATCTTAAAAGCAGGACCAATTGTTGTATTGCCAATAAGTAGTGTGATTGTGGATGATGTATTATTTACGAAATCGGATATGTCTGTTTCTTGTGTGCGTACATTAGGAGATAATCCAGATTTTATAGTTACCATATAAATTTTCCTTTTCTATTATAACCTACGCTATTATTTAGCATAATGACGAATAAGATTTAATTTTTTTTTTTATTATACATTCCAATTAGGACCAACAACTTCGGTGTAATCTAAGAATTCACCAACCTCACCATCCTTAATCAAATCATAGAATGTAATCGGTATATGTAAAATAGGACCACCAGAGCTTGTTGAAATTGGTTTATAGATCCACCCCTTTATAGTAAAATCTAATTGCCCTCTAACGATTCTTCGATCAGTATCGGCCCATTCTATAGATACTTCTCTACCAATATCCCCTGTGAAATCTATCTTTATTTCTCTTGGTATTTCTTTGAGAAAGGCGATATTTTCCTTGATTTTTAATATAATATACGGTGAAACGTAAGGTATTATATTCTCGACAATTTGAAAGATATGACCTTCATATTTCGCCAGTATAAAAAGATTCATCGATATATTATATGGTATAGGCATCCGGTCATTGTATTGTTTATAATTTTGCTTCATTCTTCTTGTTCTAAAGAAATTTAAAGATCTAGTTGAATCGTATGATATAGAAGCTACTGAAGTGGAAAACTTTGGAACCTTCGTATCAAAATCAGATTTAGGTATTGTTTTCTCGTAATTTGTTTCATAATATATTCGTTCTTTTGGAGTGTAAGTTAAATCTAAGAATGTTTCTTTATATTCTGGATTCGTAGCACTATCGTCTATAATATCAACAACTTTGAAACTTCTGAACAAAGACATAAATGCTATAATATGATTTCGTATAGAGTTATAGTAATAATAATTTTCATTCGGTTTCTGCATTTTAATATCCTGTCTGATTCTATTCTATTTAGAGTAATTAAAAAAGAAAGTCCCTAGAAATCTAGGGACTTTCAGTATTTCGATGGGAAGGAAACATGGTTTAATTGGACTTACTTTTTAAACCACAATAAGTCGTGAATAGATTTATTTCCTATCCCCATTCTTATTTAGTAGACTCTGAAGTTATTTTCATTAATTCCAATTCAGTCGCTAACGCAATTAACTGAAGTGTAGGCACAGGAACATCTTCCACTTCAAATTTTTTTCTATATTCTCGGGTTGTTTCGGATAATTCTGGATATTCTTTTAAAACTTCATTCTCTGCTGCACATAGTTCACCAATAGCTAACCATTTATATAAAGGATAACCTAATCTTGATTCATTTTCATATGTCATAGCAGTGGCTATATGTTTACGATAACAATTCAAACAGGA